TATAGACATACTACTATTTATACTATCCCTTTATTAGTTTTATACCAAGATTGGTTAAAGTGTCTTCGGTCCACACTTGAAATTTCCAACCTTTATGGTCTGCATATTGTTGTGCAGCTTCCCACTTAGAGGTGTTTTTAATGTATGATGTAACCTCATTAATATATCTTTTGGTTTTACGTGCACCTTTCTTGGGTGGCATAGTTTGACTCTTTGGTTTAATCTCAATTAATATAATCTCTCTATTATCAAGTTCGATTAATAAGTCTACATAGTACCTATGAAGTTTATTGTCTGTTTTACACTTATATGGAACGACAACCTCTTCACTATTCCATTTCTTAACTCTGGGGTTTGATTCACACCACCGAAATGCCTGTCTTTCCCATAACGAACGATAAACGACTTTACTGGCATCACCCATATACTTTCGTTTATCTTTAATTGTGTATTTCCCTTTGTAAGCCATTATAAATACCTTTATAGTAAATTATTATTTATAAGGGAAATAAACATGACCGAGGGTGCAGCAACAACCGAGAATAGTGATAAGGCCAAAGAAGAGTCAACCATTTTTACCTTTCCAGCACGATTAAGAGCAGAAACAGATAATGGTGCTGCTCATATTAGGTTTAAAGTAATTGATAAAAACGAGACAGGGCCGACAGTACATTTATTCATGCCCCTGGGTGTGAATGTACCAGATGCTGCTGCATATACTACCATGGACTTAGGTCTTGTGGGTGGTGGCGAAAGTTTTCTTAAAAAAGCTGCCGCAGGTGATGCTGCTGTTCAATCATCAGACATGATTGCTGCAGGTGCAACTGCTGGTGGTATTGCTGCTACTAAATTTGGAGACTCACTTGGTGTAGGTGCTTTAGCTGGTGGTACAACTCAATTAAGATCAGGTGTGGCGTCTAACCCTTATACAGAGACACAGTATACTGGTTCCAATATCCGATCCTTTGGTTTTACATTTAAACTTGTTTCAGAAAGTGCGGCCGAGGCTGATACTGCATTGGCCATTGAAAACTTTTTTAGAGAAAATATGTATCCCGAAGAAGGCGGAGACTTTACATTAAAGTATCCCAACAGATTTAAAATAGAATTCTATAATGGCGCTAGTATAAACAAATACATGCCAAAAATAAAAGAGTGTTACTTGCTATCTCTTAATACAACATATAATGCCACATCTAATGCCTTTCATGATAAAGGTCAACCAGTTGAAGTTGATATTGCTGTTACATTCCAAGAAGTAAAAGCTTTAACACGAGGTGATTTATATGAAGAAGAACCAGAAGCAACAGAAGAAAAACCTGAGGATAATGGATAATGGCATTTTTTAAATTATTTCCAAAAGTTGGATACGACTTAAATAGATCCGGTATATTACAAAATGTAGTTAATATCTATAGATCGGTAAGACCACTACAAGAGTTTGTAGATAATGTTGCTGCATATAATGTATATGAAATTAAAAATGGTGAACGTCCTGATATTGTTTCCGAAAGATTATATGGTACTCCAGATTATTACTGGACGTTTTTTATCGTCAATGAATATTTACATGACGGCCTGGCATCATGGCCTATGTCCCAGGAAGCTTTAATGAAATATTTTGAGACAGAATATGAAGGCTTTGCAATTACTACCAAATCTGTTATAAGAAGAAATAGTGACCAACTTATTACCGACCACGAAAATTCTTTATCGGGTAGGTTTAGGTTAGGAGAAACAATTACTGGTTCTGGAAATAATGCTACAGGTAAACTTACTAAAAAACTTAGTGATTTAAATCAGTTGATAGTACAAGATTGCGTAGGTAGTTTTATTGGTGACCCAGATGCTGTACCCAATACTACAGAAGTTGTGACAGGTGGTACAAGTGAAGATTCCGTGGATACATATAGAGTATATAAGTACATAGATGCTCCATATTATTACTATGTTGAGAATGATGTAGAACAAAGAATATCAGATAATGGTGTTTTTATCCAAGGAGCAACTCCTGAAAGTGATTTAAGTTTTATAAGTAATAGAGCTCATTTGGAATCGACAAATTTAGAAAGGTCGCAGATGAGAGTAGTATCACCAAGGTACATATCCCAATTCGTAGATAAATTTGAAGAAATATTAAACAATGACTAAGGCTAGAAATACTACTAAACTTATAGGGAATTCCGGAGTAGTACCCGGATCATACATTCTTTCTAAGCTAGATTTAACTACTACCAAAGGGCAGGTGTTTGATATTAAACAGCTTGTAACTGGTATTACTATTACTGAAAGTATTTACATGGCTTCTATAGAAGCTGAGATTGTAATACTGGATGGTGTTAATTTATTTGAAGAATTAAAACTTAATGGTGATGAGAAGATTGATATGCTTATTAAGATTAAAGAGCTTGAATCGGGTGACACTGAAAAACATAATCACACATTTTATATTTCAGAAATATTAGATTTTGCTAGAAAAAGAAATGGATCCTCCACTTATCTTTTAAGATGTTTATCAAAACATGCATATATTAATAATACTAAAATATTAACTAAAAATAGAAGTGGTACAATAGGTACTATTATAAAAAATATATGCACCTCTGATTTAAAAATTAAAGATAAATATTTAGATGTTAATACTTCTACCTCTCAGAGTATTAATTGTATTATACCATCCCTGCGGCCTTTTGCTGCAATTAAATGGTTGAACACTAATGCATTTACTACTACTGGTGCTCCATTTTATTTTTTTGAAACACTTAATAGTGGAGTAAAATATAAATCATATGAGGATTTTGTTGACAGCGAGCCAGTAACAGAATATATACATACACCAGTTCTAAGAAATACTATAGGTAGTAAAGAGTATTTTAAAGAAACTTCAAGGCGAATTAGAAAGCTTTCTTCAGATTTAAATTTATCAAAATATGTGGCCACTTTAGAAGGAGCCTTTGCTTCTACTACTCGATCAATTGATATATCTACTAAGTCGTATACTCCTAAAAAATATAATTATAATAATATTAAAAAATTAAATTCGCACAATCCATTTCCTGCCAATAGAAGTAATAATGATCACTATGATGGTAAACCTCTTGACAGGATTTCTGATGGTAAAAATTATTTTATTTCTAATAATAAACATGCATATAAGAACTCTAATAATTTTCAATCACCGTCTGCAATTTATATGGGAATGTCACAATCATACATATCTACAGAAGAGACTTTAATACATGATATTACAGTTGCTGGAAATTTTAATATAGAATGTGGCCAAACAATCCGTATTAAAATGAATAAAACATCTGCAGCAGATAATGAATCCGATCCTATTGATAAAATGCAGTCAGGTAGATATTTAATATCTTCTATTATACATAAATTTGAAGACGAATATACTTTACAGATGGAAGTAAAAACAAATTCTTTTGGATCAGATCTGGCAGATAATTTAGTATTAGAAGATAGTGATGGTAAAGGCACCGAGGTAGCAGAATGAAGGCAGATGAATTTATAGGTGGACAGTTTGAATGGTTTACAGGTATTGTAAAAGACATTGATGATGATATGAATTTAAATAGGGTGAAAGTCCACTGTTTAGGATTCTATGATGATGTCCCTACTAAAAATTTACCATGGGCTACTGTGGTCATGCCGGTTACCAATGCTTCAATAACAGGAAACGGCGGTAACCATCATTTAGAGGTTGGGTCGTGGGTTGTAGGTTTCTTTAGAGATGGCCCTAGTGCTCAAGACCCTATGATATTAGGTTCAGTTGCGACACAAACAGATGGTGTACAAGATATTCCTACTGAATCATCAGTGGATAATAAAGTATATAAATCCAAATCAGGCCACTTAATTGAAATTGATAATAGTGATGGAGAAGAAAGAGTTAATATTAAGCATAAATCTAATTCAAGAATTACAATGAATGCCGATGGCTCAATTTCAATCATTGCCTCTAGCATTAAATTAAATGCGTAATGACCCAGACTACTATAACAATACCATGTGAAGCGGCTCTACTGCCCAAACCAGGTGACCTTACTAATATATTTAATCAAATAAATAATTCTATTGCTACATTAGAGTTACAAGGTTTGCCGGATGAAGCACAAAAAATTAGAGATATACTAGACGGTATAAAAGATACCCTAGGTAATTATCCTATTTCTATTTCAGATCCTGTATTTGCCACATTAGAAATTCCCGAAGTAGAATGGGAGAAAAGAATTAATGCTATGATAGAAGAGTACCATCTCTTTGTTCAAGCTAAATTTTTAGAAATTATCAATACTGTAATACCAATTTCCTTTGCTATTCCAGTGCCACCTTTCGGAATTAATGTCGACATTGTAAAATTATTTTCGGAACCAGAATATAAATCTACAATTAAAAGTCAGTTTATTGATGAACTAGAAACTTTTTATCCAATGTTACCTGATATTTATAAATCATTTGATGGCACATATGGAATAGAATCACCTGATATGAAAGCAGAGGCCATATGGGAATATGTAATTACTCAATTAAATAAAGGCGCTCTGGGTATTATACATGGTTTATTCGGAAACCTTATTTCTAAATTTGATACTATATGGGAACCATTAGGATTACCTTCATTACCAACATTAACTGAACTTAATGTAGAAGGTTTAATTAATTCTACTATAGAATCACTAGAGGAACAAATAAAATCTGCGCCAGATGATTTAAAAGACGAGTTAAGAAAACAGGCTATATCACAATTGGAATCTTTAAATATTGCAGGGTTTAGTGTTTTGGATTTAATTGGGGGTGAACCAAACGACTTTGTAGAAAGTTTAGAAAGAAAGATGGATAGGTTTAAAAGAAGATTAAAAAACTTTGGAGAAGAATGGCCTAAATATCTTATACAAGAATGGATGCAGAAAGTACAAGCCTTTTTCAACGCGATTGGACTTGGTAGTATAATAGAATGGATTACATTTACATTTTGTGATTTCTTAAAGCTAATAGGGTTTCCTACATCAATAAGTGTTTCTAATGTATTAGATATTATAGAAAGTGCAGTTGAACCAGGAGTGTTTAATCTCGCATTAGGCTTAAAGAATGTACCTGCTGCAGCACTAGATGAAAATGGAGATATAATTCTGGCTGGTGAAGAAGGTTCAAATATTTTACCCACACTTACTCCTATTGCTATTGATATTATAGACCCAGATGATGTAGTTGATCCAGTTGATCCAGTTGACCCGGTTGATCCAGTAGATCCAGTAGATCCAGTAGATCCAGTAGAACCACCATCAGATATAGATACAAGCTATTCTGATGGACTTAATGGAGATGATAATACTATACTACTAGACAGTGAAGGTAAGCATTTACTAGACTCTAATGGAATCCCACTAACTACTGATAATATGACTTTCTCATCTACAGTAATAAATACAAAATTAGGAGATATTTAATTATGACAAAAACATATAGCATTACAGTATTAAAAGGCTGTATTGAAACTGACTTATATCCTCTTGTAACTAATGTAACAGATGCTATTAATCACAGGCCAGGAATCTTTTTTGCAGATTGTACAGAGGCACAAGTAATAAATTTGCAACAACATGAAAAAGTTGTTTCGTGTGAGTTACTTGAAGATATGCCTATAGAGGAAGATGCCGTAAGTAAGACAGTAACATATAATAGAGACTATAGTCATAGAGTAGGAATTAACCCGCTGGAGTCAAAGGTAAAAGGTAACTGGGGACTCATTCGTCATCAAAGTCTAATTAACAATACTACATTTAATACTGATAGTAGTGCCACTTACACAAATAATTACATTGGCACTGGAGTAGATATTATTTTAAATTTGGCATCAATAATAGATAGATCAGATCCGGAATTTATGACCAGTGGGACAACAAGGCTTAAAGAATTTCAATGGAATACTCTGCCAGGTATGGGATCGGCTTTACCTGAAGACGGAAATTTACCTACTGTTGACTATGCTGCAACAACCATTAATAGCCATGCCGAGGCCGTTGCCGCACTTACAGCTGGAAACACTTATGGTTGGGCAACTGGTGCAGATTTATATATCTTCCCTCGGGATCAAATGATAGCTCAACAGAAATATTTAACGACGCATGGTTGGGATGCATTTAGGTTATTTCATCAAAATAAAGGTAACAGTAGACCAACTATAGTAGTTGATGCTATACAATACGTTGACTCTGGTAGGGCCAAGCCTGGTGCGGTATTATTTAGAGATGCAATTTATGATAGATTAAGACCAAACGGTATACCAGAAGTACAACCGAATAGATTCCGAAGTTTCTGGCAGCATCAATCTTCTTTAGCATATGGAAACAACTATTCTAAACCACAGAATGGCTATTGGGATCTATACGGTTCCCCTGCAAATGGCGGCATTACCGGAAATGCAATGGACATTAGAAATTTAACCGCTGCTAATAAAGCTGCTATTATGTCACATATATCTGATCCATCAAAGGGTTCAAGATATGAATGGTATGAAGCTATAAACGATATGTCTGCAGCTGGAGTACATCATGTTAGTGCTGCAGGTAATTATAGTTCAAAATTAGCACTTCCCGATAATATAGATTATAATACTGGTGTGATTGACATATTTCCATATGAGTATGGAACTGATAGTGCAAAACATCATCGTCCTGGTTACTTCACGCCATCGTGCAGAGAAATGCCATCTATGAGTACAGATACAATAGTTTGTGCTTCAATATCACCTAACTTTAACGACCCAGAAGAAAGTCATTTAAGTAGTAAAGAAACACTATCTTCTTTTAGTAATCGTGGTGATAGAGTAGATACTGCTGCTGCAGGTGAAAACATTTATATGGATCTATATACAAATGGTGAATACGAAGCAACGGGGACTTCATTTGCATCACCAAATGTCGGTGGTATGGCGGCCTTGGTATTGGGTAAATATCCCACAACAACTCCTGCACAGTTAAGACAATACTTTAGACTGCATGCAAAAGGTAACGATACATTATATGATAGTGGCACAGAACCTAGACCTAGTTCAAACTTTGGTGATTCCACATATTTCACTGATCCATTATCTTTAATGGGGTATTCTGGTAATATTGCATATTTGGATCCTTTAATTACTTTTAACCCTAGTGCAATATCTAATACAAGTGTTACTTCAACGGAAACTGTATCATCTGATGCAGCTAAATTAAATTTTACCATAGATGAGATAAACTCTAAGCTATCTGGAATATAGGTATAAATACTAATATGGCAAGTTCACCTAAAATATTATCCGATAAAAGTATAATCGGAGATGTAAAGAAAGCAAGAATTACCTCCAGAGTAAAAGGTTGGAGAGACTTAGACTTATCTTTAACATTACATCCCATTAGAAAGGACATTGTCCCTCTTAAAGACGATAATGCTATTAAAAATTCAGTAAAGAATCTACTTATTACTAATTTCTATGAAAGGCCATTTAATCAAGATATAGGTGCAAATTTAAGAGCATTACTTTTTGAACCAGCAGATTCTATTACTAGAATTGCTTTAAGAGATAATATAAGAAGAGTTATAAGAAAGTATGAGCCTAGGGTAGCAATTAAAGGTATAGATATTAAGTACCAGGATGATTCTAACTCTTATAATATAACAGTAGTATTTAAAATAAAAGAATTCGATACCGACGAATCAGTCGAGATTGTATTAAGAAGGTTGAGGTAAACTATGGCGACTAACCTAAATGTCACGGAATTAGATTTTGATCAGATCAAACAAAATCTAAAAAATTATTTAAAGACACAATCGGAGTTTAATGATTATAACTTTGAAGGTTCAGGTCTAAGTACTCTATTAGATGTACTTGCATATAATACACATTATAATGCTATTGCTGCTCATTTTTCATTGAATGAAGCATTCTTGGACTCAGCACAAATTCGTGGTAATGTAGTCACAAGAGCAAAACTTCTAGGTTATGTACCTCGCTCGATCTTGGCACCAAGAGCAAGAGTTAATATTGAAATTGATGTAACAGATGAGATTGGTATATTACCTGATAATTTAACAATGGCACGTGGTACTAAATTAGGAACTCAGGTAGCACAAAAGCCATATCAGTATGTAACATTACAAACTCAAACTGCTAGTTTACAAACGACTTCAGCTCCAATAACTAAAAAGTATATATTTACTGATGTAGATATTGCTCAAGGGTATTATAAATCTCTTAAATATAGAGTGGACAATGACATTGAAAATCAAAAGTTTCAGTTATCAGATGGAGATGCAGATACAAGTACATTAAGAGTAAGAGTACAAGAAAACGAAGAGTCTTCTGCATATGATATTTATTCGCGTTTTGAATCTCTACTAGGAGTTAATTCATCGTCACAAGTATATTACTTACAAGAAAATGCTAGTAACTATTATGAAATTTATTTTGGTGATGGTGTTACTGGTAGAAAACCAAACAATAATAATATCATTACTTTAGATTATGTCTATACTGATGGTTCAGAATCCAACGGCGCTAATGCATTTACTATGTCTGACTCTGTAGGTGGTTTTGGAGAATCTACTGTTACTACACTCAATTCTTCTGCAGGTGGTGCAGAACAAGAAACATCAGAATCAATTAGATTCAATGCGCCACTGACGTTTACATCGCAGAATAGAGCCGTAACATCAGATGATTATAGAGCAATTATCCAAAGAGAATTTACAAATATTTCTTCTATCTCATGTTGGGGTGGTGAAGATAACGATCCACCTGATTATGGTAAGGCTTATATTTCTATTAAACCTATTCTTGCAGAAACACTTACTCAAGCAGAAAAGGATGATATTACAGGTAGTATTCTAAAAGGTAAGAACGTAGTTTCTATCACACCAGAAATTGTGGATCCAAACTACACTTATTTGGAACTAGATGTATTCTTTAAATATAATCCAAACCTTACAGATAGAACTTCGGTAGAATTAACTTCTGTTGTAAGAGATACTATTTCTGATTATAACTTTAATAACCTTAATAAGTTTGATGGAGTATTCAGACATTCACAATTATTAAATCTTATTGATTCAGCAGATCCTTCTATACAAAACTCTACAGTAAGACCATATATGTTTATGAATATTACACCATCTACTGTAGAAGGTAAAAGTAATTTTGCTTTGAAATTTACATCACCTTTCTATAAGTCAGGTTCATCAACAGAATTTATTTTAACATCAACGGCGTTTAAATTATCATACTCGACCACTATTGATCATTACTTTGGTGATATAACTATTTCTGGTTCTAATAAGAGAAAAATTATCATTTATAAAATTGTAGATGGTAATAATGTAACAGTAGTAAATGATGCAGGTATACTTGACTCTGATAAGGGAACGGTCACACTTCATAGCTTTACTGGTTTAACTACTGATCCAATAAGAGTAACCTTAACACCTAATTCATTAGACTTAGCTCCTAAAAGAGACCAGTTGATTGCAATCGACCCTTTACGAGTTAGTATTACTCCAAGTGTTGATACCATCTCTGTATCAGGTTCTACAGGAACTATTAATTACACGACACCATCGAGACTAAGATAATGTCTACAAAAGATAAGCAGAGTTATTCGGCCGATATATCCTCTCCAGGTTATATTGAATCTACTGCCTCATCTACAAGAAAGAGTAAAGAAAAACTACGTGTAGAACAATTAATACCCTCGGAGATATTAGAAGATTCTGCAGGAATGAAACAGCTTCTTGAAGCATACTATACATTTATGAATCTGGATGAATTTATTTATGCAGAAAATGAAGATTTCCAAGACGTAGTACTTGATAATAAGGCAGTATTTAGAATATCAGATCCAAGAAATGAAAATGATGCATTCTTTACTGATGAACAGGGTGCTGATTCTACAATGACTGTTACAGCAGCAGATGGCACTGTGACTATTATACCACTAAATGATATAAATGTCAACATATCTAATGGTAACGAATTACCAGGATCTCTTGCATTTGAAACTTCTGAAATAGGAAAAACATTTCAGGTACTTGGTCTAGAGGCACATAATAGTTCGATTGCAAAATTAAACACACCTATTAAAAATTGGGTTGGACCTGGCCCGTCTCACGTTATGAATAACATAGAACGTGCGATGGACATTGATAATAACTCTCAACAATTCTTGGAGTTAATGCAGAAAGAAATTGCATCAGTAATACCAAGAGACATTACAGTTAATAAAAGAAATCTTTATAAAAACATTGTTGACTATTATAAGGTTAGGGGTTCAGCAGATTCTATTGAAATCTTTTTCAGACTCTTATTTAATGATGAAGTGGAAGTACAGTATCCATGGGATAAAACTTTAATTCCTTCTTCAGGTAATTGGGATGTTAATGCTGCACTACCGAAAGGTGGTCAGTATTTAGATAATAAAGGCCAGTTATCTAATGTTATTAAGATTCAGGATTCTTTAAGATACCAAAAATTCTCTTACTTAATTAGAACAGGTCAAAACGTATCTACTTGGGAAAATGTATTTAATAGATTAGTACATCCCGCTGGATTTAAATTCTTCGGCGAAATTCTAATGATTATAGAATTGTCTAAAGCTATTTTGGGTGAAGATGTTGCTGATGGTGATACTTTATATCGTAAAGTGTTATCAGCTATGCCAGAGAGACAACCAGGTGCAATTGGAATTGAAGATTTACCTATACTTGTAGATATGTTTGCGTCGGTATTCTTACCTTCAATTAAAGCAAAAATACATTCTACTGGTACAATTAATATACCACCAGGCAGTATTAAGAACGGAGTTATTTCTACAGTAGCTGTTAATTCAGGCGGTAGCGGCTATTTAGTTGCTCCTGTGTTAAATAGTTCAGATACTGGTGTACCTGCAGGATTTACTACTGGTACATTTGATTCAGTTGTGGTAAATGGTTCAGTTACAGGCGTTAATGTAATATATGGTGGTTATGATTATAACATACCTTCAATGACTGCAGCTGCTCCACCACCTATTGTATTCGATGGTAGTGATGATGAAATTGCAGGAACCGGAATTGTTGACATAACTAATAACACTATTAAGTTAACTGCCGCGCAGGCCGCAGCATTGCCTATTGGTTCTCAAGTTACCTATAATTCTGGCGGCGGAACTTCTATTGGTGGATTAATCAGTGGCGACACATACTTTATTATGACCAATACTAATAATAGA